GACACTTCTCGTCAATTAGCCTTTCGAGTTCGGCAAACGCTTTGCTGTCTGCTTCATCCAAATTAGGAATTTCTCTTTTAGGTGCTTGAAAATATGTGTCGTTTATTATGTACATTTCTTAATTTTTACAATTCTTTGTCTCCGTCTTGAACTTTTTGGCTTTCTAAGTCAGTCAACATTGGTGTACTTGAATCACGCTTTACAACGTTTTTTTCATACTCTCCAATCAAACCTTTAGCTTTTAGAATAGCTGCTAATGATGGATGAACTTTGTCTTTATCTCCTTTTTTGTAGAAACTTCCATCTTTTATGATTTCAACTTCTACCAAGTCAAAGTGACTGTTTCCTTTATAATCGGCTTGACTTTTTACAATTTCCGATTTTGTGCCTTTATCTGCCATACTTTTTTAAGATTATGCTACGTCAATAGCGGTTTTTACTGCTGCAAATGTTGTTTTGATAAATGCAGTTTTTTCGTTTTCGTAAATCCACAAGTGGTAACGTGATTCTCCAATAAGAGTGTACATGTTACTTTCAAAATCAGAAACGATATTGGCAGCCGTTGCACTTCCTTGGATACCTTGACCAATTCTTACTGTGAAAGTTTTGTAATTTTCGAAGTGAAGTTTTTTCCAATCTCCAACAATAAAAGTTCCAGCAGGGACAGAAACACCGTCAGCAACCTCAACAATTCTAACTCCCGAAATTGTTGTACCATCAGGCATAACAAATGGAGGGAATACATATTGGTTTGTAGTGTCTTTTGTCGCTCCCATTGCGTAAACATCACTTGATGCAACCAATACAGCGTTAGGGATGAATTTTCCTTTAGATGCTATTTTAACAGCGTAAATAGCTGCTCTAATTGCATCGTAATTTGTTGGATTAGTTGTTGTATCAGCTAAAGTACCAGCAACGAATGCTGGAGCAAAAGCAGAAACAACAGTAAAAATATCCCCTTGAATTCCGATTGCGTGTTGATAAGCCAATTCATTACGAATAGCAGACATAATGAAAGGAATATCATCTAAAGCTTCCTCAGAAATTTTAGTTCTTCCTGCCATTTTACGTGCCTGGCTATAACGGATTACATAAGAAATAGAAATCAATGGTTTCAAAGCGCCCTCGGCAGTAATTGCCATAGTTCCTTCTGTTGGTGATTTGTCAACATACTGGATGCTTGCTTTTGCAGTGTTTCCTCTTGAAAGAAATTGCAAAATGTACTCTTGTGCTCTTACATCTTCAGCGTAAGTAGTAATATCCTGTGCTACATAAGAAACGGGGATTGCACTTGATGCAGTTACGGCAGTAGTAGCCATATTGATTGGAGCTTTTACTGTCAATTCAACTTCAAAGCCATTTTTACCTGAAGCATTTGATTTTTCTTTGATAGTAGGAAGTAAAGTTTTCAAACCCTCTTCAATAGCTGCCATTAAATCAAAACCGTTTTTACCTACAGCATTTGGATTTTCTTTGATAATTCTCAAATCTTCTTTGAATTCGTCAAACTGCTCTTTAGTAATTCCTAAAGATGTTTTCATTGCTTCAACCTGTGAAGTAATTTCAGTTTTTTGAGCTTCGGTAAGGTCGTCTTTCAATGCTTTTGTAGCTTCTTTGATGGCATTGCTTTGCAATTCAGATTCGTAAGCTCTTTTGTCGGTGGCGTAAGTGTCTCTTTCCGCTGCACTCATTGCCTCTAATTGGGCATCAGTTTTGTAAACAAACATAGTTTTTCTGTGTTTAATTAATAAATGTTTTTCTTTTTGTTTGTTGAGTGACAATTGTCGGCTCGGTTTTATTTGAAGTGCTTGCAGCGGCTTCATATATTATTGGTGTTGCGCTATTTGAACCAAATAAACACAGACTTCCTTCTTTTTCAATACTTGCTTCGTCGATAGCCCAAAAATAGCCCTCATCATTGGCTTTTTTGTTGTTGACTACTTTATCAATTCTGTCGTCCCAAAGAGCTTTATTTTTTGCTAAATCAGGATTGTTTGAATTTACAGCTAAATTCATAGTAATATAACGCATCCTTACTGAATTTTCAAAAGCCGTTTTCTCTTCTAATAATTCTTTTATGCGTGCAATTTTTATTTTATCTTTTGCGATTTCATAAATCAATGCTTGTGTTTCGCCTTCATAATCAAAGCCTAAATCTTTCCAAGATATATTTTTTACAAAAGCATTTACATCATTTGGGAAAGCTATTACATTATCAATCGACAATTTGTGTTCTAATACGTAAAAGATTTTTTTTGATTTGTCTTTTAAAGATTTATTCCAAATATTAGGAAAATGTACATCCCCGTGAGAGTCTAAGAAATTAGTTGTATTAATTACGGGATAAACAAATCCATCTTTTACAAATTCCAATCCTTTTGATACGTTTTCTTTTAATACAAAAAATGTTGAAATAGAATCACTTTCTTTGATAGCTGCCTTTTTCAATTCAACTATCTTTGATTCATTTTTTGCCAACTCTAAAAACATCGACTCTTTATCGATGAATTCCTGATTTAATTCTTTGCAAAATATTTTCATTTCTTTACTTCTTTATCGATTTCTTTTAGTCTTTTTTCTAAAACTTTTTTAATTATTGGATTGGTTTCCTGTTTGATTTGATTTTTGAGTTGTTCTTTGAGCTGATTCATAATCAAGTGCTGTAAAATTAGTATCTAAAATCTCGTTTATTTCCTTTAAATTAACCCCGGCACGCATTAAATTCAACAATGATTCCGATTGTACTTTTAATGTCTCGGCTCTTTCTTTGGCGAAAACCTGCATAAATGGCAAATGTTCCCAATCAATAACGATGCTTTTTCCAAGCGCGTCATAACCAAAAAAATCTGAATGACCTTGGAAAAACAAATTACCTTTTGGCTGCAAACAATATGAAACAAAAGCGCCTCTTGCTTTTTCTTGGTTCTCATAAGTTCCACTGTTAAACGCTTCTAAAACATCTTTAGGTATTCCGTAAGCCGTACCAATTAAAAAATATTGTGCCAATCCAATTTCATCTAATTTTAAAGCTGCAATATTTTCAACAAATCTTTTAATATCAATCATTGATTTAACAGCGTGAACAGATTTTCTACCGTTTACCTTTGTTTCAATGTCTTGCTTTTCAGTTTCTGACATTGGCAATTGAGTGACGTTATCAGGATCTGCTTGACCAGCTACCATAAACTTTCCAGAATAACGAATGTTTATGTTCAAAGCGTCCATTGAAGCCTCTGAATTGGAAATAATTTTATACAAAGCATCGATTCTGCTTGCTCCACGAAACCAATTCCCTGTTCCGTTTGTTAAATCTGGCATGTGTATAATTCTATCCCAACGGAATTTATCTACTGACCCATCGGCATATTTATAATCAATTTGAAAACCATCTATTTTACTTTTTGTAGCTTTTGATAAAACTATTTTATCTTGATATTTCAACATTTCAACAGGAAATTCAATTTTATTGTTTTCAAGTACGTAAAGATTATTGTCCTCTGAAATTGTTTTAGATTCGCAATAATTATATGTATTTCCAATCATATTCCAAAACATAATATCCCAAAGAAATTGTGATTTTCTTTGAAAATGGTTTGGTTTTTTTATCATTTCAAGGAACGGATCGTTTTCAATTGCTTTTCCATCTTTGTAAACGTAAATTTCTCCCAACGAAAATAAATCACATTGCAAAGCTATTACTTTTAATAAAGCTGGGTTTGAGAAAACACACTCTAATTTCTTAAAATCTGTAGAATAGTCGTTATATTGTGCTGTTCCGTTTAATTGCCTGTTGATGTATGTAACAACATCATCAAGAAAACCAAGTCCTAAAACATTTCTTAACCAACTCATTTAATGGAATTTTTAACAAATATAAACATTTTTTCTATATTACTATACTTTTTTAATTATTCCTAATTTTTCCAACCAAAGCGCAATATAGCGAACTGGATCCATCAGGTGGTTGTCGCAATCTTCGGCTTCATCCTGAACAACTCCAAATTTATCCACGACCCTTGAATAATTTTCTTGTTCGTATTCCAAGTTTTCGGAACAATCGGTATAGAACACTTCTAAATTATCCAGCAAATCAATTCCGTCAAGAATAGATCCGGGCGGTTTTAATGCCGCAACCGCTAATTCCCAACCAGCATTTCGCAACGCTTTAATTTTTAACGGTCTGTTAGTATCACAAAACACGTGGTCTTTTTGCGAAATACCTAATTTATTAAAAAGCCACGTTACAAAACCTTCTTCATTTCCTTTGATGTTTTGACGCTCCAAAGGAGTTAGTTTATTTTCCCATTTGTTTTCAGAATCATAGTTTAATTCGTGAAGATATAATTTGCCATCATAATATTTTGCCTCAACAATTCCAAAAGCATCCACCTTGCCCCAGTCAACTCCGATATAAGTTTTTAAATCTAATTTTCTATATTCCGCAAGTGGTATTGATTGCCATTTAAAAATTCTGTTTGGTTTTTCAGCTTTTATCCCAAGTCCATAAATATCCCATTTGGTAATGTTTGAGCTTCTTTGATTTTCATTCAATAAACATCGATACAATTCTTTCAATACTATTGTATCGAACTCCAACGGGTTTAAATCAAAATCGTAATCAACAACCAAATGTTCTTGAATTAGTTTTTTTTCAACCGCATAACTTCTTGATATAGGTTGGTATGAAAGTATTTTTATACGTTGTTCTTCTGGGCAAAATGGGTTGTCTTGAAAAGTAGAATGAATTACAATTGCGTTTGATTGTTTTGCAATGTCGTCAATCCAGTGCGATTTCTTTGGATTCCAATCTATAAAAATTAAATCACTCCTTTGGTCAATCTGGTCAAATGTATCTTTAGAAATTTTATAAGGCTCGTTTAGCCAAGAAACATTTTGAGTAAGTCCGTGTACTTTTTCTTCGTCGTCTGCTCCGTGGATTTCAAAAGTAGTGTTATTATCAGGATAGGCGTAAAAAGCTTCTGTTTTGTTTCTGTTTTTATAAATCATTCTGCCGGAAATAGAAAGTACTTTTTGAAAATCTTTCCAAATGGTATCTCTTGCGTCTTTTTTAGTATCTCGCCAAGCCGTTACTCTAAAATCTTTATTACCCTCACAAATACGGTGCAGTAATTCAATAAGGCTATAAGTCTTTGAACTTCTTGAACTTCCTGTATTGATTATGTATTTATATTTTCTTCTACCGTTTTCATCTTTAGCTTTTAATGCTTGGTAGTTTTTATAAAAAACAGGTGTAATTCCGTAATTCATTAGTCAATTGAAAAGTCAGTAATAGTCTTTCCGTCTGGCAATGTCAATATCAGGTTTGTAGAGCTTTGTAATTGTTCACCTCCCGTGGTGTGATCTATTTTGTCGCTGTATTTTTTAGGATTTAATTTTGACAAAGTCCATTTTCTAGCGTCAATTTGAAGACGATTTCTATTTATTGCATTATGGTTAGTGATTTCTCCATTATCTGTAATAATGACATCATTTTCTTGACTGTCTGCAATTGATATAATTTCGTCTAAAATAAGTAATTCTCTTGTCTCGCATGCGCACGCGTATCTTTTCGATTTTTCTATTGATTCTGTTGTTTTTTTGCCTAATTCGTCTTTCTGCTCTAACCAAATATAAAAAGTAGAAGTACTCGGCATTCCATTTGTATTCAAAGCAGATATTAAAGATTTTCCGCTTTCAATTTCTGAAATAATCCAGTCAAAACATTCATCTTTCTTTTCTTGTGAGTACGCCATATAATTCAAAAAAACCGCCTTCAATCCTTGAACAAAAATCAAAAGCGGTAAAAATTAATAGTAATTATGAAATACGAAGGTATGGATATTATTTGGAAATTACAAATTATATTTATATACCGACATTGTTAATATACAATATCCTTCTTCAAGTCCATATTGACCACCTTCAAAAATATAAATTATATCACGACTATATTTTAAACCATTTTCAATTATGGTGAAATTTATAGTATCTCCTACTTTAAAATTTCTGTCATTTTTTCTCAATTCCCACGGTTTTTTTCCGTCATAATAATCAATTGCATATTCTAGTTTAATCTTTAATTCGTGTGTCATAATCATTTATTATTTAAGTTAAAAATTTCATTAGATTTTTCGATTGACTGTATACAAATATCATTGAATGACTGTGAGTTAATTTTATGCTTCCAGAAGAACGAAAAACAATATTCGAATAGTGGAATTCCTTTGTATATAATCGTGTCCAGAAAT